CAATTAACTCTGTATATGGATTGACAGCAGCTAATTTTGATAATCCATTTAGGGATGTTAGAAATAAAGATAATATTGTTGCAAAACGTGGAGCTTTGTTCATGATAGATTTAAAACACGAAGTGCAAGCTAGAGGCTTTACTGTTGCTCATATTAAGACAGACTCAATCAAGATTCCTAATGCTACTCCAGAAATTATACAATTTGTTATGGATTTTGGTAGAAAATATGGATATACATTTGAACATGAAGCTACATACGACAGAATGTGTCTAGTTAATGATGCAGTTTACGTTTGTAAGTATAAAGATGGAAAACATGCAGGTCAATGGGATGCTACAGGTACACAATTCCAAATACCTTATGTATTTAAGACATTGTTTAGTAAAGAACCATTGATATTTGATGATATGTGTGAAACTAAATCAGTCACGTCATCTTTATATTTAGATATGAATGAATCATTACCAGACGTATCTGAGTATGAAAAAGAGTTAACTAAATTAACTCAACAATACAAAAAAGAATTGATATCTGAAGCAGAATATAATACTTTAAGTGAACAACTTAATAGACAAATTGCTGAAGGTCATGATTATCAATTTATTGGAAAAGTAGGAAATTTCTGTCCTATATTACCAGGAAAGGGTGGAGGATTACTTGTTAGAGAAAAAGATGGTAAATATTATGCTGCCACAGGATCAAAAGGTTATAGATGGTTAGAATCTGAATTAGTAAGAGGAACTAATGAAGAGTATATTGATAAATCGTATTATAATAAATTAGTAGACGATGCTGTTAATACTATATCTGAATATGGTGACTTTGAATGGTTCGTTTCTGACGATCCATATCCCTAACAATTTAAGGGAAACAATTAATCATACATGGTTACCATATCCACCTTGTGGTGATCCTCATTTTGAAACATGTTGGGATTGCCCTAAATTTGATATGGATGAATGTAAACTAGGATATAATTTATCTAGATATATTCAACATAATAAAAATATTTAAAAGAAGGAAGGAAATAAGATTATGAAAATTGAAAATGTAAGAGGTATATTGCAAATCGAAGATGCAAGGATAATTTACAGAAATTTTGCAGGTGTTGGAAGTAAGTATAATAGAGAAGGAGATAGAAACTTCGCAGTCATAATACCAAATCAGGAAATATGTGACCAATTAATAGAACAGGGATGGAATGTAAAAATTAAACCACCTAGAGAGGAAGATGATGCTCCATTTATGTTCTTACCAGTTAAGGTTAAATTTAACAATAGAGGACCAGCTGCATATTTAGTATCTGGTAAAAATGTTCAAAGATTAACAGAAGATACTATTGATATTTTAGATGAAGTAGATATTGCTAGTGTTGATATGGATTTAAGAGCATATGACTGGGAAGTTAATGGTAAAGTTGGAAGAAGTGCATATTTACAAGCTATTAACGTTATACAAAATATTGATAGATTTGGAGCAAAGTATGCTGCTGATGAATTACCATTCTAATTTTGGGCCTGTCTACGGACGGGCTTCTATTTATATTTTTGAAAGGAGAATAACATGTCACGTAATAGGGATAGAGAAGTAAAACCTGTATATAACAGAAAGATATTAAGAAGTATGTTAAAATATCAACTAAAATCTAATAAAATAAATGCTGCATGGCATAGATTAATGGGATATCAAAGAAAGGATGTGTAGATTATGGAATTAAAAGAAAAAGCTAAAATAGAATTAAACGATACTGTAGATTTAATGAACAGTTCAGATTATAAAGATAGATTTAAGGCTGAATACTTACAAGTAAAAATCAGATATGATAAATTAGATGCTATGACTGTTAAATATGAAGCAGGAACATTAGACTTTACACCAAATTGTTCTTTAGAATTATTGAAAGAACAAAAAAGAGCTATGGGGGAATATATTAGAGCTTTAAAAATTAGAGCAGAGATAGAATGTATTGATCTATCACAATTTTAATGTTTATATTTTTAGAAAGGAGAATAAACATGTTTATTAAAAAAGAAAAATATGAAGAAATGGTTAATAAAATTAAAGTTTTAGAAGAGGATAATAAAGAAAAAGATAAAGAATTATTCTTATTAAGTGGAAGAAAGAATGATATTGAGGGAATCAATAATTTAAATGTAGGAAGAATTAAACAATTAGAAAAAGATTTAACTACTTATATGACTAATCAATCTACATTAATTGATTGGATTGAGAAGATATTACAAGAGGCTGGTACTTGTACAGTTCATAGTAGACAACCTTTTACAATACCCGTATATAAATCATATTCTGGAAGCAGTGCAAATTATGCACCAGCTGCAGATAAGACTGTTGATGCAGTTCGTAATTTAGGAGTTGCTTTAAAAGATGCAGGCGATGTATTTAATAATGGTTTTGTATCTAGAGAAGAAATTATAATTCCTGAAATAAGAATAATAAAAATGAGTAGGTGATATTTATGAGTAGTGGAAGAATGAAAATTGAATGGGTGTGTCCAGAAGATGAAGAATTAGTAGCTATAAAAGAATTATATTTAGATCCTTATGGTACACTCATGCAATCTATATTAATAGACTGTGAACTAGATGCTCAAAGTAATGGTCTTCATTCTAAAATCGAAAGAGAAAAAATTAATCCTAATCTTCACTTAGTTAAAAGAGAATTTATTACAAGGAGGAAACAAGATGAGCCAAAAATATGATGAATACTTACAAAATCACTTATCTGGTGTATTAAGAGCTTTTGAATGGATAGTAAAAAACATTCCTGATATTTTCGGTGATGACTCTGTTAGAAGAGATGTTGAGTATAATATTATTTATGCTCATGACAAATCTAAATATGGGCAAGAAGAATATGAAGCTTATGATAATTATTTTTATGGTAATAGATCATATGACGTTGTAAATGCTTTTAATTATGCCTGGCTACATCATATTCATAACAACCCCCACCATTGGCAATATTGGATATTAAATAATGATGATCCTGAAAAAGGAGAACATATATTAGATATGCCAGATTGCTATATAATTGAAATGATTTGTGATTGGTGGAGTTTTTCATTTAATAAAGGCCAAATAAATGAAATATTTAAATGGTATGATGAGCATAAAAAGTATATGAAACTTAGTGACTACACATGTAAAAAAGTAGAAGATATTTTAAAAGCTATTAATTTTAAACTAATGGAAAGTGATGGTTATAATGGAGAAGAAAAATAAAGATTTTCTTTATGATTATCAAATGGATGCAGTCAACAGAATGTCTAATGGCTGTATATTAAATGGAGGTGTCGGTTCTGGTAAATCTAGAACTGCTCTCTATTATTATTTTAAAGAACAAGGCGGTAGTATAATAAATGGTAAATTCAAACCTATGAAATTAAGGCCGAAACCTAAAGATTTATATATTATAACTACTGCTAGAAAGAGAGATACTCTTGAATGGGAAGGTGAATTAGGAGCTTTCTTGATGTCTACAGACGAAAAACAAACTAAACGATATGGTAATAAAATTACTATAGATAGTTGGAATAATATTAAAAAGTATGCAGATGTTAAAGATTCGTTCTTTATATTTGATGAGCAAAGAGTTATTGGTTATGGTGCCTGGACAAAAGCATTTTTAAAAATATCTAAATCAAATAATTGGATATTATTGTCAGCTACACCAGGCGATACTTGGAGTGATTATATTCCTGTATTTATAGCAAATGGTTTTTATAAGAATAAATCAGAGTTTGTTAGAGAGCACATCGTATATTCTAGATTCAGTAAATTTCCAAAAATAGATAGATATTTAAACACTCGGACGTTTAATAAGGTTAAGAAATAAGATATTAATAGATATGGACTTCGACCGTCAGACAATCCCTCACCACGAAGATATTTATGTAACATATGATATTAAAAAGTATAAGGAGGCTAACAGATTACGATGGAATCCATATACAAATGAACCAATTGAACAGGCTAGTGGTTTATGTTATGTATTAAGAAGAATAGTAAATGAATCAGAAGATAGAGTTGTAGCTCTATTAGAATTACTAGATAAATGTCCTAGAGCAATTATATTTTATAATTTTGACTATGAGCTTGATATTTTAAAAAATTTACCAGTGCAAGATGACGTAGAGGTAAGAGAATGGAATGGACATGCTCATCAGCCAATACCAAATACAGATAAATGGATATATTTAGTTCAGTATAATGCTGGAGCTGAAGGATGGAACTGTATTAAGACAAACACAATTATATTTTACAGCCAAAACTATTCCTATAAGATTATGGAACAAGCATCTGGTAGAATAGATAGACTTAATACACCTTATAAGGATTTATATTATTATCACTTTAAAAGTAGAAGCGGTATAGATTTAGCTATATCTAGAAGTCTACATGAGAAAAAGAATTTTAATGAATCGAGGTGGGTAAAGTGGTAGCTCACCTCTATACATAAAAAGGAGAAGTAAATTATGGATAAACGTGACTGGAACAAATGCATGGAATTGCATAAAAGATTAAAGAATAAAATTAAAGGTGGTATATTTATAAGTATATCTAATGGTACATTGACTGTGCATATTAATGCTCATAGAGGAATAAAGTACACAAGATATATCAATGATTTAGACTACAGAATAAATATTGATAAATTAGTTGATGAAATTGAATATGATTATAGAAAATATATTAAAAGTAAATTTTTATATGAAGAAGGAGGTATATTATGAGATTAATTGATTGTATAAAATTAGGTATCGGTTTATATATTGGACAAACTGCAGCTAAGTACGCACATGAATTTATAACTGAAAGATACAAAGTAATAAAAAAATAGGAGGCCTACTATGGAAATAATTGATAAGATCGTAGAATTTGATAAATATTGCAAAAAATGTGAATATTATAAGTCAGACGATGCCGTTGATCCATGTCATAACTGTTTAAATAATCCTACAAACGTTAATTCAAGAAAACCAGTTGAATTCAAAGAAAAAACAGAAAAGAAAAAATAATAAAGGAAGGTAATAGTTATGACAAATGAAGAAAGATTTAATAATAATATTATGATGGCCTATAAAATCGCAAACCGTTATAGAGTAACCCATGACAGATATTATGAAGATATCAAACAGGTTGCTCTTATGGCTTTGTGGGTGGCATGTTGTCAGTTTAATGAGGAGTTAGGTTATGCATTTTCTTCATACGCATATCCTACTATATCTAATCGAATCAATTGCTACATTAGAGATTTAAAAAGGAAAGAGGCCAAAGATATAAGTATTAATACAATTGTTCATGAAGAGATAACAATAGAAGATATACTAGTAGATGAAAACAATTTAATAGATGAAATAATATCCAAAGTTGATATTGAGAATGTTATGGAAAATTTATATTTAACAGATAAAGAAAAGATAGTTGTACAAAAAAGAATGGAAGGTAAATCTCAGTTAATAATAGGGAAAGAGATTGGTCTTTCACAAGCACAAATTAGTAGAATATTAAATAATATTAAAACAAAAATTACAAATAAAATTTATATTAGAGAAAGGAATGAAAGATTATGCCTAAGGTAGATGATAAAGTATTTAAGGAGATTGATCCTAATAAAATTAGAAAATTATTCGATATCAAATTATATCAAATACATCCAGGAAAACCAGAAGAGGAGGTTCCAAGTCGTTTGGATATAGACGAATATCCAAATATTATGATTGATCATGAAATAGATGATGAAGAATTTGATATGGCTTTACATACATTAATTACATTCTTTGCACAGAAACAATACAACAGAACTGTTGTTGATCTAGAAGATAGAAATAGAAAATTTAGTGATGATGCTGAAGAACCAGTTGAGGAAGAAGTTATTAAAGATATGACTCTATCTGAAATCGAAGAGTTAGTTGGTCATAAAATTAGAATAGTAGGTTGTTAATTTATATTTTAGAAAGGAGAATAAAGATGGCATCTCAAACAAGAACTATAAAAAATTCAGTTACTCATCAAGATATTGGAGGTAAGATATTTATTATTGATGAAAAAATCACTGAAACATTAAACAATGATGAAGTATTTACACAAGGAATGTGTGGTAATTGGGCTTGCTATAATTTTATACAAAGAAGGGCTGACTTCACTAGAACATTTCCTCATAAATTATATTATGGTAAAGTAGATGGACTTGGTTACATAGTGGCTGAGGACGAACTAGAGGAGGTATAATAGTATGCCTATTGATCCATTAGCAAAAGAAATAACAGAAAGATCCATAGAATATTATAAAAGTATCAGAGATCCTAAGGAATTAGAAGAAGTACCGATTGATATTTTAAGAGCTATGTATCTAGATGTTTTACAAAATGATAAAGAAATGAAGAAAGAACATCATATAATGAAAAGATTTATTTGTACTACTGGTATGTGGAATGACTTTTTAAATTATGATGAATTCTTGAAATATTTGAGAGAAGATTACGAAGGAGATAGAGTAAAATGGGAAAAACAGAACAAATACTTAGACAAGAAAATAATGACCTCAAGGAAAAGTTAAACAGTTATATTCCTAGAAGAAGAGTAAGACGAGTATATAAACAACTAAAAGATATTTTAGAACAAGATCTTGAAAGCGAAAACAAAGAGTATAGGCAAACATTAAGAGCGTTTGCTACAAAAATTGAAAAAGAGGGCCCTCAAATAGCAGATGAAAAAATTAGACAAGCTTTGGAGCATGTATTGGGTACTTACGAAATCTAGGAGGTATTGATATTTATGTATGAAGTATTATTATTAAATAACCAGAATGGTGAAAAGTTCACTAAGACATTTACTAGTGAATATTTATATAAAAAATTTTTAGAAAAATGTAAAAGAAGTAAGAAATTAACAGTCCTTAGCTACGGACGAGTATTTTAGGAGGTATTATGAAATCATCAGAGGAAAAGAAAATCAATTGTAAATGGTTAAATACTAGATTTGGTGAAGGTTATTATATTTGTAATGGCTTCTTAAAACCTGTTAACTGGGATATTTGTAAAAGTTGTAAAGAAAGAATAAAATTAAATAATAAGGAGGTACCATATGTTAGTAATGATTAGTCAACCTATGAATGGTGTATCCGATGATCAAGTAAAGAAAATTCAAGAAGACTTGAAAGAACAATTTGCCAAATTACATATAGATGTATGTGATTCATTTTTAACAGATGAAGTTAATGGTGTTAATAATCCTGGGGTGTTCTATTTGGGTAGAACATTAGAAAAATTCTTATGCAATGTAGATGCAGTATATTTTGTAGATGGATGGCAAAGAGCTAGAGGTTGCAGAATAGAAAGACATATTTGTGAAGAGTATGGTATAAAAGTATTAGATTCTTCATTTTTTAGAGATAGAGCAGTTGAAACATTAATATGGGCAAGTAGACAAGGACGTGATTTAGTAAGAAATGATTTAACTCTAAATACAAAACTTGAACAATTTAAAGATATAGACCAACATATTCCAAAAATTGATTAGAAAGGAGAACATGACATGCCAATAGATAAGAACAGTGAGGCATATAAAAAACGTCAAAGATATTGGAAACTATATTACGAAATACATCGAGAAGAAAAAAGAGCATATGATAAAGCAAGATATAAGCCCCATCCTAAACCAAAAGTAGTTAGAACTCCAGAAGAACAAGCGGAGTTCGAAGCTAAAAGAAAAGAACGTGCTAGACAATATTACTTAGATCATAAAGAATATTACAAAGAAAAAGCACATGAACATTACGAAAAATATAAGGATGATGAAGCTTATAAGGAGCGCAAGAGACGAGCAATGAGAAAATATTATTATAAAAATAGGAGGAATACAAATGGCTGAGAAAGATAAAGTAGAAGAGGGTAAGCTATATAATGAAAAAATAGTAAATTTAGATAATTATATTCGTGAAAACACTAAAATAATTCAAGAGAATGCCCGAAATATTATGAAAGAACAAGTAAAGGAGTGTAAAGGTACCCCTGATGATTGGGATTCATGTCGAGTTGAAAAAATGGGTTGTGATGGTTGTTACTATTATCAAACTATGACCCCACTTAAACCATGTAATTGTTGTAAAGATAATTCAATGTATATGGGTAAAGAAAAAATGGAGAATATGATAAAATCAACTATAAACGATAGACATACATTAGCTGGTTTAAAACCTATAAAAAATATTGAATTTAGAAAAGGACCTGATGGTAGAACAGAAATAATTCAACATACAGAACCAAAACAACCAATAGAAGAAGTTAAATTAGACACTGATAATTTATTATTAGGTAAACATAATATAGATGGTTTTGATGCTTATCTTCCACTTAGTTGTATGCATTGTGGTGAAGGTACACCACTATATTGTGAAAATTGTTATCAAGAATTAATTGCAGATAACGCGAGGATGCAATATAAGATAATTTGTACTAACACTATAAGAGAATATTTAGATGCTATGAAAAATATACTTATATCTGGAGAATTAGCTGAAAAGAAATTGCAAAAACTAATGACATTATATATACAATATAATGATGAATTTAGAGAAAGAGGTTAATCATGGTTTATATTTTCTTAGATGTAGATGGGGTATTAAATAATAAAAAGCATTATAGTAAATTACATAAAAAATATGGTGGTAAATTCTTTATGTGGGATATGCCATTTAATCCTAGGTCACTAAAAAATCTTAGAAGAATTATTGATGCTACTGGAGGAAAAGAGAAAACCAAGATAGTGTTGACTAGTTCTTGGAGAGGTAGTGAAACAGGAATGGCTGTACTTAAAGCAAGGTTGTGTGAGTACGGCATGAAAATATACTCTATTACTGAATATATGGATGGTAAACGTGGTACAGAAATCAGCTGTTGGCTTAGAGAAAATGCTAAGCCTTCAGACCTATATATTATTATAGACGATGAGATGTATGATATTTTAGATCATTTTGATAGTGATAGAATAGTAAAAATCAATTGGTATTATGGCCTTACTTGGTCTAAGGCTCATGAAGCTATACAAAAATTATATAAAAATTTGAAAGGAGAATAATTATGGTTTTAGGTTTATTAATTGTGTTAGTAGTATTGTTCATTATATTTTTTGCTGCAGCAGATATATCATATAAGCATGGGGAGGCATATGCAATAGTGTGTGCTGTGTGTTTAATATTAGGATTAGCAACTTTTGTATTTGGTTTCTTCCATGGATTTATATACCATCCAGCAACAGAAGGAACACACCAAGGTGTTATTACTGCAGTAGATTTAGAAGGAGTATATTTTAGAAGATATGAAGTATATTTAAAGTCTAGTGGATATACTAACCAATCAGACGAGACTACATACTTATTATATGACTATGAATCAGACTTAGCTAACCAAATGAAAGAAGCTATCGGAAAAGAAGTAAAGATAAATTATGGATTCGACGGTGGATATATTGGTTGGAAAAGCTGTGGAACATATCATATAAAGAGTATTGAAATACTAGATGAATAATTTAATAGGAGGTAATGAAATTGAGTTTGTATAATATTTTATTTGGTGAGAATGAGGACGCTATGGCCTTATTAGGAATGATAAGTTGTACAAGAAATATTTTTCAAAGATATAGAGATGTATATTTAAATAAAGAGGGTACTATTATAACAGTTTTAACCCGTATTGGTGGAGCAAACAGAAAAGACTATAAACAAGTATTCAAAGATATTAAAAGAAATCCTTATTATATAAGAAATTATGATGATAACTTTGATAATACATATTGTTATTTTGAATTTAAAGTTCCAGATAAGTACAAATTTACTTGTTATAAGATGAGACCTAAAAAAGATAGACCATCAGTTAGTGATATGTTTAAACAAGAAATTAAGGACGCTGAGGTTCCTGGTAGTGAGGCCTCTAAAAGAATGGAAAAACTAGCTGAACAGATATTTAATAATATGGATGATGGAGGAAATGGAGAAATTCATATTATAAGATTATAAACTAAGGAGGAAAAGTAAATGCTAATTGAAAAAGATTGTACAGGTAAGACAAAGAGTATATATCAATGTGACAGATGTAAAAAAAGGTTAGACATGGCAGTCGACGAACGTTATAAAGTTAGCATATATGAAGACAAGATTGATTTTAAAAATTTAGAATCTGTAAAAAAGTATGACCTATGTCGTCATTGTTATATTTTGTTATACAGAGCTATAGAGAAAGGATGCAAATAATGGGAGAATATGTTTATATTGAAGGAGAACGAACCCCTCATTATATGTACAAACCTTTTATTTATAAAACAGTAATAGATAATAGTAATCATTTTATTGTATATGGACCTAATAGAGGAGATGTATGCGCTATTAGGAAAGAGATGGATGAAAGGAGAGTAGTAAATGTCAGAGAAACAAATAAACGAACAAAAAGATGTAATAGTAAAAATAAACTGTAGTAATATGGTTTATAAATTAGTGATGACTGCTATGTGGTTGGTATTTATATTTGGACTATGCTTCTTATTCAAAACAGGATGGTTCTTATTTTTATTGATACTAGCTACAGCTTTTATATTTTAAAAGGAGGAAGTACAAATGAGTAGAATAATATTAACTTTATTTAAAGTACTTATTAAAACAATTTTAAGTTTATTACTTACAGCCGCTATATTTGTGGCAATGCTAATAGCTTTGACTTCTTTATTTTTAGGAGGAGTTTGGATATATTCTATTATACTAGCAACTGGTATATTTGTTATTATGTATATAGCTTTAAGTTATTGGTTTGATGGAAAAGAGGAGTAATATGAAATTTAATAATAATTTACAATTAAAAATTAAAGAGACTTGGTATAATAAAACTATAGTTCAAGAAGATGGTGTCACTCAATTAGTAGATACTGAACATTTATATCCTCTTTATCAGTTAGAGATATTTAAAGATTATTTTAATGCTGATAATAAAGAAGAGGCTATTAGAAATATTATAAGTGATTTAAAAGAAACTACAAGACAATTAGAAGGTTTACTAGAGAGGACTGAAGAAGCGGAACTAGACCCACCTGATAATGATTGTAGATAGAAAGGAGAATGACATGGCCGAGATAATTAAACCCGGAAAATATCCTGAAAAGAATAAACACATATGTGAAGAATGCAAATGTGAATTCAGATATTATGATAGTGAAGTTACTACTGAATTTACAACACCTGACGAAGAAAGTTTTTTAGGAGGGCATGGGGTATATAAATATATTTATTGTCCACAATGTAATACTAAATGTATTTTACATGCTGATTTTACAGAATTTGATTCATTTGGAAATGTTATGGATGGTATGAAAAATCTTGGTGCTGCTATAGTAAATACATTTAAAAGAAAGGGTGATAAACATGGCAACAGCAATGAAATGTGATAGATGTAATGGGTTGTATGAAATTTATAATAATAAACAAGACCCTAAACATATTAATGGATTACAAACTATGAATGTTTCAGCAGATAGAAGTTATTATGCAGGGAGATATTTAGATATTTGTCCTAGATGTTGTAAAGAATTTGTTGAATGGTTTGAAGAGTTTGGTAATGGAATAGATAAAGAACCGGTTGAGAAAAAAGAGGAGGAGACCAATAATGATAATTAAGATATTAGTATTAATAGCATGTATAGCACTTATATTTGCTGGAGAGATTCTAATTGATCAAGATAGATTTAATCATAGTGATGATCGTAGACTTACTTGGTTAGGAACTGCTCTGTGGATTATAGGTCTTATTGCATTTTCTATTAGTTGTCTTATTATGTTTAATTAAAAGTTAAAGGAGTAGATGTACTAATGAGTAATAGAAGTTTAAAAACTAATTTTAGTGGTTACAATGATCCTACTGCGTACGAAGCTATCATTCATGCAGATCTTATAGAGGATGAGAAAGTACGCAGTTTGTTCAAAGATATTTTTGAAGTTTGTAAAAGACATGGGGTTTACATTAATGGTAATATTACTATTGAAGAAAGGAATAGTGGTAAGAAAGCGAAAAGAGTATTAAGATATCGTAACTACTATAGAAAATAATAACATAGAACAGGAGGTATATTTTATGTTAGAAAGAGATGAAACTAATTGGGAGAAGTTAAGAAAATGGTTAATTTTATATAAGGAAATGAAAGGACGTGACCTGGAACCTAAGTATGATGATCCGAAATGTAATTATTTTAGAACTGTGCAAGGTGGGTACGGACGTTATTGTATAGCTCTTTCAATTGATGAAATTTTAGAAAAAATGGATGAAATTGAAGGAAAAATTAAAAAATCTTGAAAAAACCAGAAAAAAAGTGACATTTAAAAAAAAAGTGACACCGCTGTATCTCTTGAGGCTGTAGGGTTTCGGGGATTTTTGTGTCACTTTTACAACTTTTTTAACTATTATAGAAAGTGAAAATAGACATATATATGTCTAAAATTAAAATTTATAAATAAATAAGCAAAAAAAAGTGACATTTGACACAGAAAGTAGAAAGGAGAAAAATATGCCAAATAATAAAATTGATGAAGCAATTTATGGTTATAGTTTACAAATTAATCCATTTTTGAGAAGAGAAGATCTTGAAGTTACAGAATGGATAACATACTATAAATCTTTTATAAAATTAAAGAATGGTAAAAAATATATTTATGATGGATTTACAAATACATATCGTATGATTGATTATGATATTCGTAACATGACAAGAGAACAATGGTGGCACGAGTTCAGAATAAATTTGAGAGAGATAATGTATTCAAGAGATATTTCTCAAGAAGATCTAGCTGAAAAAATTGGGGTTAGTCAAAAAACAATTAGTAGGTATATTCGAGGTGACTCAAAACCAGATGGATATATGATACATAAAATTGCTAGAGCATTGAATGTGTCTCTAGATGAATTAAACTATAGAGAAAGGAGTTAATATTATGTTAACAATAATTGGTATTATATTTTTTATAGCAGGGTTAGCTAAGATTCAATCAGATTTTAATTCATTTATTATATTAATTGGAATAAGTGCTTTGTTTTTTATAGCAGGAGAAATTGGGGACCTAACCTATAATTTAAAAAAGTTTCATGACGAAGAAAAAATGACAAAGTTAACTGACGATAAAAAATCAGATAAATAATACACGCGTAAAAATCATGTCCTTTTATAGGGAAAAGAGAAAAATAGGGATTAAGACATTATGGTCCACGTCCTTCTATTTTTTATCCAAATTAGAAAACAGAGAAAAGAGGAGATTCATTGTGAAATTAGAAAGTGATTTTCAAAAAAATTTAAAAAAAGAATTGAAAAGCATGTTTCCAGGATGTATTGTAACTAAATTAGATTCTGGAGATATTCAAGGAATTCCTGATTTACTTATTCTCTACAAAAACAAATGGGCAACATTAGAAAACAAAAGACATTCCAAAGCCGCAAAGCAACCAAACCAAGAATACTATGTTGAGAAGATGAATCAAATGTCATTTTCAAGATTTATTTATCCAGAAAATAAAGATGAAGTTTTGGATGAATTAAAAAATGTATTTAGAGAATAAACAAAGGAGGTAAATTTAAATGTTCTTCAATAAGCACACTAATCTTGAAGGACTACATGCTCCTTTTGGAGCTAGTAAGTCAAGTTGGTTGAGATATGATGATAACAAAGTTATTGATGTATATCGAAACATGAGAGCCGCTGAAATGGGGACTAAACTTCATGAATGGGCTAAACAAACAATTGATTTAGGAATTAAACAGCCTCGTTCTAAGAAAACTATTTATGCATATGTTAATGATGCTATTGGTTTTAAAATGGACACAGAAGTTGTTTTATTTTATTCTGAAAGATTTTTCCGGTACTGCCGATGCTATATCTTTTAGAAACGGTGTATTAAGAATACACGATTTAAAAACTGGAATAAGACCAGTACATATTGAGCAGCTTGAAATATATGCTGCTTTGTTTTGTTTGGAGTATAAAATCAAACCAAGTGATATTAAGATAGAGTTAAGAATCTATCAGAATGATGAAATATTAGTTCATGAGCCAGAGGCAACCGATATTGTTAATATCATGGAAAAAATAGTTCATCTAAACAAATTATTAGAAAATATAGAAAGAGGTGAGTAGCCATGAATCCAATTGCTGAAGAAATTGCATCATACCTAGGATCAGCAAGTATGACTGGAGAAGAATTTATTAGACATAAAGGAGTTGGCCATTTAGATGGTGGACACTCAGGTCGTTATCCATGGGGTTCTGGTGAAGACCCTTACCAAAGAGAAAAAACATTTTTAGATCGAATAAATAAATTAAGATCTGAAGGATGGAGGGAGACAGCAGAAAATGTTAAATCAGAATTTGGTTTATCATTAGAACAATATCGTATGGAGAAAACAATAGCAAATAATTATCAACGTGCTGTAAAAGTAGCTAAAGCAAAGGAATTAAAAGAACAAGGAAAAACTGATACTGAAATTGGTAAAATTATGGGTGTTAATGAATCAACGGTAAGAGGTTGGTGGAAAGAATCTGCAGAAAATAATATGAATTTAGCAAAAAATACTGCTGAATTATTAAAAAAAGAAGTAGAAGAAAAAAGAATGATTGACGTTGGTAAGGATGTTGAACGAGAATTAAATGTTCCAAGAACAAAATTAGATACAGCATTATATCTTCTTGAAAAAGAAGGTTATCATGTATATTCTAATCGTATTCCTCAGCCTACTAATAAAAACCAAATGACTACTCAACAAGTTTTATGCGCTAAAGATATTGTGGCCAAAGATGGACAAAAAGTACCAAAAGAAATGTATGATTATGATAAAATACAAACTATTACTGATTATATTTCTAGAGATGGTGGCGAAACATATGAAAAGAAATTTACATATCCTGCTAGTTTAGATTCTAAAAGATTACAAATTAGATATGCTAATGATGTTGGAGCTGATGGCGTAAAAGGAATTGAAAAAGATGGTATAGTTGAACTTCGTAGAGGTGTAGCTGATTTATCTTTAGGTGAATCTAGATATTCTCAAGTTCGTATATTAGTTGACGGTACACATTATATTAAAGGAGTAGCTGTATATTCTGATAATATGCCAGATGGTGTTGATGTAGTATTTAATACTAATAAAACTAAAGAAAAATGCCCAAATAAAACAGATGTATTAAAAGAAATAAAAAATGATCCTGATAATCCATTTGGTTCTTCAATAAAAGATTCTACTAAAGGTGGACAATATTGGTATGATTCTAAAACTGGTGAAAGAATAAGTGGAAGTAGTGATAATCCAAATAAAAAATTAGGCCTTATTAATAAAAGAGCTGATGAAGGAGATTGGTCTGAATGGAAAGACACATTACCTTCACAATTTTTATCTAAACAATCTAAAGATATGGCAAAGAAACAATTAAATATTGCCAAAGCAGATAAAGAAGCAGAGTTTGAAGAAATCAAATCTCTTACTAATCCAACAATAAAAAAATATTATTTAGAGAAATTTGCTAGTACTTGTGATTCTGCTGCTGTTGATTTAAAAGCTGCTGCATTACCAGGACAAAAATATCATGTTCTTGTACCAATAAATTCTATTGGAGATGATAAAGTATATGCTCCAAATTATAAAGATGGAACTAAATTAGCTTTAATAAGATATCCTCATGGTGGAACTTTTGAAATACCAATATTAACAGTAGATAATAAAAATCAAACTGCAAGAAAACTTTTAGGGACTGATGTAGGAGATGTGGTTGGTATTACTTCTAAAGTTGCTGAAAGATTATCAGGAGCAGATTTTGATGGTGATGCTGTTATGTGTATTCCAACCAAAGATAAACAAGGAAAAGTTAATATAATTAGTACAGATCCATTAAAAGATCTAGTTGGCTTTGATTCTAAATCATATCAATTCACAGATACTCAAGTCGATAGTAATGGAAACAAACATTATTTTAGAAATGGAAAAGAATTTAAAGTAATGAAAAATACTAACTTAGAAATGGGAAAAATATCTAATCTTATTACAGATATGACTTTACAAGGAGCACCACCAGAGCAATTAGCAAGAGCAGTTAAACATTCTATGGTAGTTATTGATGCCGAAAAACATAAATTAGATTATCAACAAAGTTTTATAGATAATAATATAAGTCAATTAAAAAAAGATTGGCAAGAAAAAGTAGATAAAAATGGAAATACAAAGTATGGAGGAGCTACGACTATAGTATCTAGATCTAAAGGACAAGCTGATGTATTAAAAAGAAAAGGGGAAGCCAGAGTAAATGTACAAGGTAAATCATATTATGACTCTAGTAAACCAGAGGGTTCTTTAATATATATGACTGCCCCAGACAATGAACTATATTATGCCATTAGTAATTATGATAAAAAGACTGGTAAAAAGACCGTATATCCTAAGAAAGGGTCCCCTATAACATATGATATGACCAGTAAATCAGATAGAGATAAGTATGAACCTGTAATGAGAAAAGATGAAAGCACAGGGGAGGTATACTTTACTAATAAAGACAAAACAATTACTTATAAATCAAAAGCAAGAACCATAAAGAGTACTAATATGGGAGAGACAACAGATGCATATACCCTAGTATCTACCCAACGACACCCCATGGAATTAATTTATGCCGACTATGCTAATAGTATGAAGGCTCTAGCTAATAAGGCACGTGTCGAAAAGATAAATACCCCTAAATTAGAATATAGTCCTACAGCACACAAAATATATGCAACCGAGGTATCATCTTTAGAGGCTAAATTAAATAATGCTTCTAAGAATAGTATAAAAGAAAGACAAGCTTTGAGATTAGCAGCTTCTGAATTAAAAAAGAGACAAGAAGCAGATCCTAATATGAAATCTGGCGATATTACTAAACTTTCACAACGTTTAACTAGCAAATATCGTGAAAAAGTTAATTCGCAGTCAAGAAAAGAAAGAGCTATTAAAATTACTGATAAAGAATGGGAAGCTATTCAAGCTGGTGCAATAACAGAAAATAAACTAAAACAAATTCTAAATAATTCGGATGCTGATGTTCTTAGAGAAAAAGCAATGCCAAAAGACAAAATTGGACTTTCTGTTGGACAAATTAATAGAATTAAAGCAATGTCAGCTTCATTTACAATTGCCCAAATTGCTGAAAAAATGGGAATTTCACCTTCAACCGTTTCTAAATATTTGAAAGGAGTGAAATAAGTATGAGTAGAAAAGTTTCTATAACAACAATCGATAATCCTTATGATCCAATTGAAGATTTCATTTCTTGGTTTATGTTTGACATTGAAAAAGGTTATGACACTTGCTCAAAACTTGCCAGAATTTCAAATATTTATGAAGGAATGACTCAATTAGAGGAAGATAAAGAGGTTGAGAGGACAATTGACCGATTAATCGAGATTGATCCATTAGATATTTACAAAAAAGTGGTCAAAGAGACCGCAAACTAAGCCGTTGAACATGGGGAGGGGTGCTAAAAAACACACCCCCTACCTTCAT